AGCTTGATGCGATGGACGGCTGATTGATTCTCGCCGCTCACAACCGCCGCTCATCCGCTCGCTGGCGCCCTGTCGCCAAGCCTCGGGACATGATGCCGTTCGCGCGCACGATCCGCCTCCCAGACGGGCCGTGCAAGGGAGACCTGTGGGACCCGCGTTCTGAGCCTGCCCAGCGCCTGTTCATCGAAGAAGTGCAGAGCGGGCGGCGTAAGAAGTTTGTAGAGACGGCCCCGACGCAGCGCGGAAAGACACTCAAGGGCGTGATCCTCCCGGCGCTCTACGCCGCCTGCGAGTTGGGGACCTCGGTTGGCTACGTGATGCCGACGCTGGACAAGCTATCGCAAAAATGGACCGGCACTCTTCGCCCCATGATCGAGTCGGCCGGATTCCTGGACTGGTTCCCGGTGAACGGTCCCGGGTCGAAGGGTGGGAGGCCGGCAATGCTGCAGCTGCGCCACCCGCTGACAAACGCGCGCGCCGGCAAGCTGTATTTCATGGCGATGGGCGGCGGCGGGAGCGAGACGGCGACAGCATCGAACCCGTGCGAGTGGGTCGTCGGCGATGAGGCCGACGATGCCGACGGCGTCGGCCAGCTCATGCTGGTGCTGAAGCGTGCTGAGTCCTACGGCGCCGGGGGGCGCGCGTTCATCATCGGCACCGTCAACGACCGCGTTGGCCGCGACGTTCATCCTATCCTGGAGTTGCACAGCCAGGGCACGCGCACGCGGGTCGCACATCAGTGCCCGCACTGCCGCGTTCATGTCGTGCCAGACTTTGAGGACTTCGATGTCCGATCTGCCGTGATTACCTGCCCCGAGTGCAAGACTCCATGGTCAGAGGACGACCGCCATGCCGCTCTGGATGCAGCGATCTACAAGCACGCCGATCCGGGCGCTGAGATATTCAGCGTTCTGACCACCGGCCTGGATTATCACTGGGAGATACCAGACCGACGCACTGGCGAGGTGAAGCTGCTGCTGCCGTCCATCGCGGCTGAGCTACGGATGGCGATGGACGCAGAGGACCGTGACCAGTCGATCATGCGTCAGCACATGATGAAGGTGTGGTGTCGGGATTGGAAGGTCGCCAATGTGAACCAGCCAGAAGCGACCACGGCGCACCTGCTCGACATCGCAGCCAAGGCAGAATACCAGCGTGGCGAGGTCCCCGATGGCGTCGATGTCCTCCACCTAGCCACTGACGTACAGCTGCGTGAATTGTATTGGATCACGTTGGGATCTAACGAGACGGATTGGTGGGTCATTGATTGGGGCGCCCACGCCGTGTGCGACCAGCTCCACCAGCCGTCTGAGTCGGAGCGCATCGAGTCCCTGGATGCGGTTGCCGATATGGCGCTGCAGGGTTGGCCGCGCATGGGTGGGACCGGCCAGGTGCCCGTGCAGATGGCCGGCGTCGATGCCGGCTTCAAGTCGGACGAGGTTCGCCCATGGGTGGCCAAGCGCCGCCAGTCGTGGGTGTCGATCAAGGGCGCCGGCCAGGAGCTGGCGCACCGCATGCGCAGCGTCCAGGCCGCACCAGGCGAGCGGCAGTCGCACGAGGAGCGGTGGTACGAGGTGCGCGCCCAGGACGACGCCCCCGATCGCCGGCAGCTGTTCCCGTCGAAACACGACATCCTAGATCGCATCGCCGAGGATTGGTTGGCTGGCCGCGGGCACCTACCGCGCGACGCTGACAGCCAGCTGCTGCACCACCTGACCGGCTACCAGCGAAACCCGAAGGCGACTGGTGAGCGGTGGATCTTCCGGGGCAAGCGTCACGACTGGTTCGACGGCCTGGTCTACTGCCGTGCCCTCTGGCGCTGGCGCCGGAACATCCGCAAGCCCGACAGCGACCAAGGCGCCGATCTTCAATCCGCCCTCAACGGCGTCGCCGCAGCCCGGCGCACGCATCGCTACTAGGAAATCCATGCCAACCGCTACCGATCCAACCACCATCCGTAACATCTTCCCCTCTAGGTCGGAGTGTCCGGTGTGCAAGCGCTACGGCCACACGTCGGTAAGCGGCGGGCTTGCCGGCGTGCCGGTCTACTACCGCCGGTGCATCAACTGCGGGAACCCGTACAAAGTGGCCCCCATCGCCCGCGAGATTGACGACGGCGGCGCATGGTCGCGGGTCTATGTTCTTTCGTAGCTGCGGCATCTTGCGGCATTATGCGGCATTATGCGGCATTATGCGGCATCTTGCGGCATTATGCGGCATCTTGCGGCATTATGCGGCATCTTGCGGCATTATGCGGCACGGTGCCAGTATAGCACCGACGTAGACCATATTGGCACGGCTGCGCGGCGGTGAGCGGAGGGCATGCCGGCGTCCCGGTCTACCATCGCCGCTGTGACCATTGCGGAAATACCTACAAGGTAGCTCCAATCGCCCGCGAGGTGGACGATGGCGGGACGTGGTCGCGGGTCGAGGTTCTTTCGTAGCTTGCTAACCTAGCAACGCCGGGGGGCGCAGGACCATCCTGGGGCATAGTTTCACGCTGTGCGCTCCGCCTCCGCCATCCAGTCGGATCTGGACGCCGCCTACGCCGCCAGGTCCGACCTGGTCGCTGGTCGCGTCTCGTCGGTGTCCGTCCCTGGTCACCAGACGCAGTTCCTGAGCCTTGCTGACCTCAACCGAGCCATCGCATCACTGGAGCGTGAGCTGGCCCAGGCCAACGCCGTGGGCGCCGGGGCAACGGACGGCAGCGCTTCGGGGTTTGTCATCAACCGCATCATTCGAGGCTGAACCATGGGACGGCTCGCGCCCCGCGTCGACAACTACCGCGCCCGCCTCGCCCGTGGCAGCTACCGCGCAACAGACGACACCGAGGCTCGCAGCACTGCGCCCGATGGCTCCGGCGATGTGCATGCCGACACCCGCAGTCGCAACGCTGCGCGCAAGCTGTCTCGGTCGATGGAGCGCAATGCGGCGATCTACTGCGGCCAGCATACCGCGCTCATGGGGTTCCTGCTGGGTGATGCGACTTGGCCGCGGCCATTACCCATGGGGCTGGGCCAGGTGGAGGCGGATACCATCGCTGTCGATTGGGCGAATGATGCGCAGAGCACGACGTTCGACGCCAAGGAGCGCGACTCCCTACCTGAGCTGCTGCGCCTGTGGGGCCTGGCCGTCCTGCGCGACGGCGACGTTGCTGCGGTCCATGACGGCCCGCGCATCCAGACCGTCGAGGCCGACCGCCTGGTTGAGCCGCCGATCGGTCGAGCCAAGAACGCTGCCGGCGGCATCGAGAAGGACCGCATCGGCAAGCACATCGCCTACTGGATCGCGGACTACGACAGCCTCGGCCGGTTGAATCCATCGCACGCCAAGCGATATGCCGCCGGCATCTGTACATTCGTGGCGAATCGCAAGCGAACCTCGCAGGGACGCGGCATGCCAGTGCAGGTCGCAGCGCTGGATGACATCGATCGCCTCGACTCGCTCAACGAGGCGGAGATCCGCACCGCTGAGGCGGCATCGCTGCCGCTTGCGTTCCTCAAGCCCGGCCCCGACGCGATCAGCAAGCCAGGAGCTATCGTCACCGAGGCGGCGGCGCTGGTCACCCTGCCGCAGGATCACGATGTGGTCCCGACGGATTTCGGGCGCCCGAACCTCAACGTCCCTGAGTTCACGCGGCTGATGATGCGCGTGATCAGCATGGAGCTGGGAGCCCCGCTAGAGCTGCTGCTGCTGGATCTAGGTAACCTCAACTACGCCGCATCGCGCAGCCTGCGCAACCTGGCGGAGGACGCACTTGGATCATGGCGTCGGCGGATCTTCCTGCCGCTGCTGACCCGCCTGTGGATCGACTGGTGCAAGGCGCGCGGCATCGAGGCCCCGGCCGTCGAGTGGCAGTGGCCGCGCCTGGCCATCCACGACCGCGGCAAGGAGGCCGACGCCGATAAGCAGGAGTTGGAGAACGGCAGCATCAGCCTGCGCCGCATCGTCGGGCCAGATCGGCTCAAGATTCTGCAGGAGCAGGCCGAGGAAGACGACGAGCGCGACCGCCTGCTGCTGGCACGCATCGCCAAGGTGCAGGCACAGTGCGATGCGGTCAACGCAGCCACGCCCACCGCCGCCCTGCATTGGTCGGCGATCATCGCCGCCCCCGGCGCGAAGTCGGCGCCAGGTGCCTACCTCGGCGAGGCCAAGCCCGATGCAGCGCCAGCGGCCCAGCCAACCCAGCCGGCCGACGGCGCACAGCTATCCGCCCGCCTCGCAGCATTGGAGACGCGCCAGCTGCCACCAGCGCAGGACATCCACCTCCACGCCACACTGACCGCCCAGCCACCGGCACCGGTCCACGTGGACAATCACGTCCAGGTCCAGCCAGCCCCGGCCGGCGCGGTCCATGTCGACGCCCCGGCCGTGACGGTGCAGCTCGCCGCCGCCGAGCCGTCGCCTGTGACCGTGGTCAACCAGGTGCAGCCGACGCCGGTCACCGTAGAGAACAACGTCGATGTCACCGTGCCCAGCCGCACCATCATCGCCGAGGACATCGGCGATGGCAAGGTGCGCATGACGCCACAGCCGGAGTAGCCGGCCATGGCCGCACAGACCTTCAGCACCTCGCTGAACATGGACGACGCGGCCAAGTCTGGCCTCGTCAACGGCGATGACGTAACGATCAACACGAACGCGACCCTGACGCGCAATTCTGACTCCCGCTGGGGTCAGCAGGCGGCGGTGGTCGGCTCCATCAGCATCGACGCCGCGACCGGCGGCAAGCTGCTGGACGACGGCACGACGGTCTGGTGGGTGCCGTTCGACGGCGGGACCGGCAACGTCCCGGCCCTGGGCGTGGTCAACGTGGCCGACTGCACGAGCGTCAGTGGCCAGACCGGCGAGTTCCTG